AGATGCCAACAGGAGGAGCAAGTAATTGTGATACGGCACTAAAGGCAGAGTTAGGAAGATTAGTTCCAGGACCAAAACAGTGCTTAACCAAGCAACGCTATGTTGAGCTTGTGCAATTAGCGAAAATAGCGAGCGATGAGTTAATCAAGCACGGACTACAACGCCACGAATATTGTGAGTTCGGCAATATTATGACTCGGTTTATGCAGTTGGAATAAACCATAAGTGGGGTGCGCATACTTTAAACGCATAAAATTTAAGCTCACTACGGCAGCCGCAAGGTAAGCACGAGAGGCTCAAAGGTATTAAGTTGTGGCAAATAGTATTTCCACACGCCTTTGAGCTTTTTTATTTATGGATAATGGATTTGACCCAGATTTTAGCAATTTACTATTCAGGCTATGCCGGTATCGGCTTGACGGCAGAGAAATGAAATATCTGATATGGCGGTTCTATTGCAAGTTGAACGATAATCAAATAGCGAAACTGGATGAACGATGTAAAGACAGGCGAGGCATAAATTGCGTAATGCAAAAGGCTTATAGAAAAATAAAACACGACAAACGCAAATCGTGTTGCATACTTTAGTTAAGAGATGAAAACTAACTTGAAACCCCAGAGAGGGGACAAAATCTAATAAGCGGCTATAAGCCCATAATTCATAAACGAGCCTTATCTCTGGGGGTTAATTAAAAATGGATAAAAAAAAACACGCCGGAGGAAGACCTCCAATATATAAATCACCAGAAGAACTAGAAAAAAGGATTATTGATTATTTTAAGAATGGGGCTTTTGTTCCAGTAGGCTTGACAGAAGATAATTTAGTCAAGAAATATGCCCCAACTCTTTGTGGTTTAATACTTTGGCTTGGATTTAGTTGCAAGGATACTTTCTATGAGTATGGAAAGAAGAAAGAGTTTTCCGACTCAATAAAAAGAGCTAGGTTAATGATTGAGCAAATGTATGAAAGCAAACTTACAGGGCAATACGCAACTGGCTCAATTTTCGCCTTAAAGAATTTTGGGTGGAAAGACGAACAATATGTGAATGGGAAAGGATTGAATGCACCAATCGTCATCAGTATCAGAAATCAATCTGGATTACTCGGCCCAGCCGAAGCAGCGCACATTTCACGAGTCGGAAGCCAAGTATAGGCTTTACATAGGTGCTTGGAGAGCCGGTAAGACATTTGCCGGATGTTGGGAAGCCCTAAAGAAGTCGGTTATCTTTCCTGGGAACTGTGGACTAATAGGCCGGAAGGATTTTACTGACCTTAGAGATACTACCCTAAAGACCTTCTTAGAGATTTGCCCACCTGATTTTATTAGAACTTATAATAAGACAGAACACCACATAGTATTTGTCAATGGTTCAGAGATATACTTCCGGGAACTAAAAGATGGTGCAGGGTTAGGATCATTGAATTTAGGTTGGTTCTATATTGACGAATCAGAAGAAGTTGAAGAAAGTATATTTGAACGACTTAAAGGAAGGCTTAGCTTAAAGAATGTAGGCAAGACACAAGGTTGGTTGACCTCTAACCCACCTAACGAGAGTCATTGGCTTTATAAGCAGTTTGAATTGAATGATGACACAGAATATTTTACTATCCACGCATCTACTTATGAAAATCAGGAACACCTGCCTAAAGGTTATATTGAAGACTTAGAGAAACTTCCTCCTTCTTGGCGCAAGAAATACCTTGAAGGGGAATATGGATTTACTCCGGACGGGACACCTTACTATTCAGGTTATCAGGAACATCTACATAAAAAGTCATTACATTTTAATCCTAACCTGCCTTTACATTGTGGCTGGGACTCAGGGAGACGACATCCGGCATTTGCTGCCACTCAATGGGATGGAAAGTATTGGACTATCTTAGCCGAAATACTTGGGAGCAATATCGGTATAGAGACATTTGTAGATACTCAAGTCTTCCCGTTAATCAACACAAGGTTCAGAGGTGCAAATTGTATTCATTATGGAGGCCCGGAATACTTACAGGTTAATGATAAATCAGATAATACTTCATATCAAATACTCCTAAGCAAAGGGATTAAGTTAAATATACGAGGTTCAGAATATTCTGCCCGCAAACAGATTATAGACAAAAAGATAAATACAATTATAGATGGTTTGCCTTGTCTTCAAGTGGATAATTCCTGCCATATAATCAATGATGGATTTTTAGGAGGCTATCGTTATCCGACAATCAAAGAAGGACAGGAGGCAGGGACTAAAAAAGACTTGCCTTTTCATGATGATTTTTATTCTCATAATATGAATTGCATAGAATACATAGCAGTTAATCTATTTAGTCCGGTAACTTCAATTCAGGATAGAGGCAGGAGAAGTGAACCCCCCAAATCCCGTGATAACATTTAGGAGCGATTATGGAAAGAACTGACCCAAAACTTGAATTAGACACAGCGAAATCAAAACTTATCGCCCAGATGATTTGTAAAGAAATCAAGGACAGCCGGGGCAAAAACTCTAAAATCTATGACTTAGCTGACAGATGCGAGAGGCAATACTCTCAAATTACTAACTATATGCAAGCTGGGAAGCGTTGTGATAATCCCTGGCCTGGAGCGGCTGATTACTTCGTTCCCTTAACTGAATGGATTATAGATGCAGTATGGGCAAGAGTGATGCAGGTTTTGTTTTCTCAAGAGCCTTATGTTCAGGCAGAAGCTACTAACGCAGAACATGTCAAGAATGCCCCCAATGTAACCGACTTCGTAGATACGATATTCAGGAGTATAGTCAAGATACGGGATAATTATTCTTATTACTGCAAACAGAAACTAAAACTGCCTTTCGCTGTCCTGAAATACGAATGGGTATCTGACTTTGAACCGATGATAGTCAAAGAAGAAGCTATGACTTTCATTAACCCCCAGACCCAAGAGACTAAACAAATCCTTCCTTCTGACCCCCAAGCACAGATTAAAGCAGCTGAATTTATGATGAATGGCTATCAACAGGGCGAGCCTCAAGAGGTATGGGCCTTAGAAGACAAGGAAATCAAGAACTCCCCTGACTTACGATACATAAAGTTTGATGACTATGTATGGAGTCCTAACGCTAAGAGGGGAACGAGACTCTATTGGGAAGGGGACAGGCTTTGGTTGACCTTGAATGATATGCGCAACAAGGCTAATCAGGAGAAGTTCATTAAAGATTCCGTAGACAAGATAGCCAAAGAGTTCACCATTGACGGGCAGTCTATAAGCGATAAAGTCATCCAAGAGAGATCAACCCTAAGAGAATGTTATTGCTGGTATGGCAGGTTCCCGTTCAACAAAGAGAGAGACATAGACTTCTCTGATCCTGAGGCGATTGAGCAAGAGGTAGTCTGTATCGTAGACATAAAGTCTGAAGAATTATTACAAGTCAAGCTCTGGGATTATACCCGTTTGCCTTATCCTGAAAGGGTCTATATCAGGGGAGAATTTGAGGAGACCGAGGAATTTGAAGGCCGTAGCCTCGCTATGAAGCTCTACATGACCCAGAAATACCTCAATCAGTATAAGAACACGATAATGAACAACGCCTGGATTGCGATGCAGAAGATATTTGTCAAGCGCAAGACTTTGCAGGGGGCAGAATATGATAAGCCTGAAATCTATCCGGGAGCGATGCTTGAAGAAGACCAGACAGGAGATATACGGGTATTAGAAGTAGGAGATGTTAAGTCTATTGGTATTGAGATAGAGCAGTCTTTATTACAATTTGCAGCCCGCATATCAAACATAGACTTACCCCAGACCGGAGCCACAAGACAGGGGGGACAGAAGACCCTCGGTGAAATAATGGCTACCATTAAAGAAGGCAATATCGGGATGGATAAGTTCATTGTCAAGTGCCACGAAGACTTACAGAAAATCAGTGAGTGGACAGTCAGTTATTATATGGACAGGATGCCTCCTGATATGCAGAGGATGATTAAAGGCGAGACCGGGGAAACAATGTTCCCGACTCCAGAGAATATGCAGAAGTTCAACGACAAAGGTGTTAAACCTTACTGGACTGCTGATAATCTGACCGGAAAGTTCAATTACAAATGGAAAGGCACGACTCTTAACTCTACCCAGGAGTTAAATATAGCAATCGCCAATGACTTGCAAGACAGGTATCTGCCTCATCCAATGATCGCTGGAAGCCTTTTAGCTGTCAAAGATATCCTTAAGAGAGGGCTTATTGCAAGGAATATCAAGGACTGGGAAAAGATTTTGCCTAAAGACGAAGACTTGATTGCTGAAATGAAGCGTATGCAGGCAGAGTCAGAAGCAAGAAAACAACAGGAGAAAATGGGGGCTAATGCTCCGGCTCAACCTGAAAAGAGGACGCCTTCAAGCTCAATAAGTTTCAAAGATTTACCTTTAGACGGAAAGATACAGCTTGCCGGGCAAGCAGGAATAAAGTTAAATCCTCAATTACTCATACATCAAGACTTAGTATCTAAAACTCCTGTTATCCCACAGGAAGCCCCACAAGGAGTTGAACAATGAATTTAAGAATATTTGATAGATTTAAGTCTAAACCCCTTAGCGAAGAAGATAAGAAAAGACTCGCAGAGGAAAAGAAATCCCAAGCTCTTGTCAAGGTAGCACGGTTAAAACACCTCATTTCAAGCAATACTGGCTGGAAAGAAGTTTGTGAGATAATCCAAGAGGTCGTTGATTATTCACTATTAAGAAAATTAAATGCGCGGACTGATACTCTTGATGAAAAAGGTATTCAGGAACTTAAATACATTGATAGGGAAATCTATTTATTAAACTGGGTATTAAAAATCCCTCAACAGTTTATTGACAAGGTTGAGAAGAAAGAGGAGGAAAACAAAGATGTTACTTGATATGGGTAAAAAGAGTAATGATGAAGCACAACCGGCAATCTCAAATTCTAAAGAAGTCAAGATAAGTTATCCTGGTTTTTCTATGTGCGATAAACAAATCCCTCAAGAGTTGGCAGACGCCAAAGTTGGGGATATGTGCAGGCTGGAAATAGTCGTTAAAAAGACTGGGGATGATCTTGATACTTACGATGGTAATAAACCGAGAATACAGGTTGAAATCCACAAGCTCGGTTATCTGGCTAAAGCAGGAAAAATGAGCAAAGAAGAATATCTTAACGCCTCTGATGAAGATAGAGCAGATAACGATAAAGAGAATACAAGCGGTGAACCAGATAATAAAGAAGGAAACGAACAATAATATTTACAGGAGCGAATATGCCAAAAGTATTAAATAAGGGGAAAATAATCGTAGATGGCAAGGAGTATGACTTATCGGAGTTTGACGATACCAAGAGTTTTACTTCAAAAGGTAAAACTGTCTTAGGTTCAATGAAAAAAGACGGGGAAAATATTTCTTCATCAGTCAACGCCCTTAATTCAGGTTCAGAGAATTGGCATAAAACTAAGTTAGGACGAAGGACAGGAAGGGGAATGTGATAATCACCTTATTCATACTTTTAATGCTTTTCTTTACTTATACCGACTTAAAGTATTTCCATATTTCTAACTGGGTTGTGTTGCCAGGAATTGCTTTAGGAATATACCTGACAGGAAATTGGTTGCCTTCCTTAGCTATGTTCAGTTTAGGAGCAATCTTATTTAACAAAAAGTCATTTGCGGGTGGAGATGTGAAGTTATTAACAATGACTGGAGCATTTTTAGGTTGGTGGGCATTGTTAGCTTTTGCAGTATCAAAGGTATTTATATTCTGTTACCGGGCAGGTGGGAATACAGAAGCGGTATTACCTTATGCGCCATTTCTTTTTATAGGGAGTTTGCCTTTTCTATGGTTCTGACCAGATTGATTGAATTGATAAAATGCTTGATGGAAGAAAAATTTACGGGTCAAATAGTCATTAACTTTCATAATGGGGATATGAGCGAGAAATTGGATAAGGTTCATAAGGAGTCAGTAAACTTAATTTAGTTTCGCACCACCGTTGTATAAACGAAGGCGATACCTAATAGCGGGAGTATACGCTATTAAG